TGTAGGAATTCATGCCGCTGCTTACCAACCATCTGTTTGCTTGGGTTAAAGTGCCACCCACCCTGAACATGTAGCATATAATAGACTACTAGGTCTTTGAAGCTGTGGTGAAGAGCATCTTCATCATCACCACAGTAGAACTTCCGGATTGGGGGTCGGCAGCCTAATGCAAGCATCTGCCGTTCAACAGTACGTGCGTAGGCAGCGTGGAGCATGGTGTTGTCGCGTGCTGTGTTCCTATGCCCGCTCCAGAGCCCTGACCAAGAGCGCTCTGCGGTTGAACCTGGGTGGATCACGAACCCTCGGTGCCTAAGTCTAGCAAGGTGGAGGGCGAGGATGACCTTCTGAAGATCACCTCCACGCCCACTCTTTTTTGCTTCAAGGAACGCTTGTGCTAGTGCTAGGTCGACGAGGGCCAGTTCGTTGTTGCTGTGTTCCTTGTTGAAATTGTGGTAATCAAGGGAAAGCCACATGCGTTCGCCATGTAAGCGTGCCTCATTATCGGCTTCAAGCCAGTCCTGTACATCCTCTGGCCGCTGGAGAGGCTTCATACCCTGCTGGGTCATAGCCTTCTCAACGCCAGCGCTGACATAGGACGCTGCCCAGGCAGTCACGTCGCGCTGCGCGTAGAGAGCACGCTGCTTCTTCCCAGGTTCATGTTTGGTACTGCAGCGGGCTACATCATACCGCTGGGCTAGTAACTGCCCAGCTATGTAGCTCTTGCTGAGTGCCTGCCACACCCCTTTCTTGTTGGGGCGGTCGTTGCTAGAGATCCTCCTGTCTGCTGCTTTACTCTCGTCAAGTGCATGTCGCTCGGAACTGCTTCCTCCTGGGAGTGAGATGGCTCTCTGGCTCCAGAAGTCTTGAAGAGACTGGTTCAGTATGTGCTGCGGGAGTGCCCACACAATGGAACGGGCGCTCTCTAACAGAGCAATATGGATGGCCTGCAGATATTTCCTCCGCGAGCCCTTGAGGGTTCGCCAGCTGTAGGATGGGAGGGCTGCCTTGCGCTCTGCATCCCAGTCGGCCTCCGCAAGGTCCCTCCCAAGGAGGTTTCTAAACTTCGCGAGCAGCGGGCCGATG